TTACCGTTTCTTTTTGATTGCCATTTAGAACCCCAAATGTAACGCTTCCACCAATTACAATTCCAGCTACCAAATAACCAATAATTTCAATCATATTTCACCATAAAAAAAGGGGAGCGAAATCATCCGCTCCCCTATAGCCTAACATTTTTTTTTAAACGGATACAGCAATTGTAACTGTTTGAGCTGAAACACTCGTAACGGTTAAGGAATTTGTATTGCTATATACAACATCAAGATGAATCTGGTTGCCACTTGCATCCATAGCCGAAACATGGACCAATTGTTTTCCAAGATTGTGATTGATGGCACTTGCTACATTTGCGCTTAGGGTCACGCTTTGTTCATGTCGGATTTCTTGCAATCTCAAAGAGAAAGTTCCGTTTGAGCTGTCATAACCGATTAGCTCATCTGATTGGCTGCTAACAGTTACTGCGCTTCGAACTCTTGCAGCTGTATAATAGAGATTTGAACTTCCTTCACTTACAATGTCCGTATTTCCGGAAAATGAGTATTGACCATTTGACAATGAAAGTCCAGAACCAGCGGAAAAAGCTCCTCTTACATTGGCAGTAGAAACCAAAGCGTCACCGCTTGAATTGTCATACTGTAACAAGTTTCCGGCATCGCTTGACGCTTGGATTGATGTTCTGGCTCTGGCTTGAGTAAAGTAAAGATTAGAACTTCCCTCGCTTACAATGTCGGAGTTTCCAGAAAATGAATACTGGCCATTTGAAAGAGTGAGGCCAGTTCCAGCGGAAAAAGCTCCTCTTACATTAGCGGTAGAAACTAGCATATCGCCACTTGAATTGTCATACTGGAATAAGTTTCCGGCATCGCTTGACGCTTGGACGCTGGCTCTTGCTCTGGCTTCTGTATAGTACTTGTTAGTACCCTCTGAAACGTCAGATGTGGAGCCGTTGAAATTGATGGTACTGCCGGAGATACCAATTGCAGTCCCACCGGTTAGACTGATTGAAATGGCTCCTGTTGAGGAGTTATAACCGATTCCAGTTCCGGCAGATAGCGCCGCTCTGGCTCTTGCATCTGTATAGTACAGATTAGAACTTCCTTCGCTTACTATGTCGGAGTTACCAGAAAATGAGTACTGGCCATTTGACAATGTAAGTCCAGAACCAGCAGAGAAGGCAGCTCTAACGTTTGCAGTAGAAACAAGCATATCACCGCTTGAGCTGTCAAATTGTAATAGGTTTCCGGCATCGCTTGACGCTTGGACGCTGGTTCTAACTCTGGCTTGTGTAAAGTACAGATTAGAACTTCCCTCAGTTACAACATCACTATCACCATTGAAAGCAAATGTGATTTGACCACTGGAAACACTTTTGGATAGTCCTGTACCAGCTTCTATGTTTGCAGATATTGCAGCAGTACCAGCATTGACGGAAATACCATCGCCAGCGACCAAAACGCCACCAACTTCTGCAGCTGTCAAAGGACTTTCAATCTGGGTATAGTTTCCGGCTACGCTACCATTGGCACCGCTAACAATCCATGTTTGAGTCCCACCGGTTGCAGCTGTCAGAATTAAAACATCGCCCTCTTTCAAAGATGCGGCGGTAGAGCTCTCATTTGAGATAAAATTTGCCAAAGATGTTTGGGATGCGTCCACATGTACATCTGTAATGGCCAAAGAATCGATAGATAATTCGCCATCTGTTACCGATAGCATCGAAGAGCTGCCGGAGGCAATAGAAGAGATGTAGCTTAATCCGCTAATGTCTTGTTTACGTGTAAGATGTGCGTCCAATGTTGGGGCTGCATCTGATGACACGGTACCTTTAAATGTTACTGAGGGATTGAAAAAATTCATGTTTGATTACTCCTGTTTTAATCAAAATTAGTTTAGCTTATATATACGGTTCCCGAAATGTTTGAAACAAATGTAATTGTGACGTTTCCAGTTGTAAAAACAACATCTCCCATAATCATATTGCCGGTAGTATCTGTTATCAATACTCTTGGGCGATAACTTAAAGAATGGTCAATTGATACAACAGATTGATTTTCAAAATTTGTAACTGTTTGAGTAACTCCCGAGCCTCCGGGAGTATAAATTGGAATAGCCATTTTTTATCCTATTCGAAAATCAAATAGATGGTCGCTGTTCCCGCTTGACTTGCTAAAAAAATACTCCTATCCGTTCGGGTTTGTACCGGATTGTATTGAATGATTGAAGATGCGGCTTGAGGAAAAGCGTGGGAGCTTGGAGCCGCTCCTTCGCTCCCAACGTAGGAAAACCAAATTGCTTGGCCTACTGGTTGCACCGTTACAAGCTTGGCCCAATTTGGAATTTGTATCTCATCATTGGTAGTTCCCGAGCTTGTGAATTTGTGATTGTTTGCTCCATTTTTCCAATTCAAATCTCTTAGGTCATGTGTTGCCATTTTTTTCTCCTATTCCAAAATTATATGTATTTCTGATGTTGATGATTGCGATGCTATAAATATTTTTCGGCTGTCCGTTGTTTGCATTGGATTGTACTGTACAACGCTATCAACCGCTTGGGGGAATCCATGGACCGGAGTTCCTCCATCTGCCCCAATGTATGAAACAACAATGGAATTGTTTTTTGCTAAAATGGTAATTGTTTTGGCCCAATTAGGTAGAGTTACTTCATCGTAACTTGTTCCGGATGTGGTGAATTTATAGTTGTTTCCACCATTTTCCCAATTCAGTGTTTTCAAATTTTTGGTTGCCATTTTTTTCCTCTTGGTTTTCAAAATAAAACGTGTCTATTTTTTCGGTTTTCAATTTTTCAATTATTTTCTTTTTTATTTTTTTGCTTGGTTTTCCATCATGGACATAAAAATCTCCATCAATCCAATAAGCGGTTTTATTTTTTATCAAATTTTAAACCTCGAAGCTCTTTGCTTGTAATATGATTTTTTGAGCTGTTCCCTATTTTTTTGATAAAACTCAAAATCATCGCCAGCACGTTTCCACAAATCTTGATTTGTTGAATAATCGTTAGTAGCGTTGACACCGTTGTTTGTTGAGGGTCTAACTGCTTGGGCTTGGGGCTCTGCTTGGGTCGCTTGGGCTTGAGCTTGGGGCTCTGCTTGGGCTTGAGCTTGGGGCTCTGGATTTTCAAAAAATGGCTGTAGGACTTTTGGAACTTGTTGATTTTCTTTCATTTGTGACATCCAATCAGAAAGAGAAACTTTGTCTTTTTTCGGTTTTCCATCCATTGATTTGTTGTATTGCCATTCAATTAAATCCCGTACCTCCGGGTCCGTTATTCCATGATTGGCAATTGCCTGGTGTCTATCATATTTTTGATTTGACAATGATAATTCATCTTGCAATTGGGCTATCTGGGTGGAAAGTGCTTCGTTTGATTTTGCTTTTACTTCAAGCGCTTCAATTGATTTTTTCAAATCTGATACTTGTTTTTCAGCAGCTCGTTTTCCTTCGGCAACCTTGGAAAGCCTTTCTCTAACAATGCCATCAACCTCAGTTTTTAAAATATACTCTTGCCCATCATGGGTTATTGTTTTGCTCATGGTTTCTCCCTATAAAAATTCGATTTTTTGTTGTCTTATAATTCTCAACTTTTGGATTGCTTGCTCTTCAGTTGATAGCTCTGGATAGATTTTAAACATTGCATCTACTGGAGAAATTAACCCTTTGTCTAATAAAGCAATAATGTTTTCTGTTTGGGTTTTCAATTCTGCCTCACTCAATTCAATCGCTTCATAAGAAATTATGTATCCGCTTTCGGGATAATCGGTTCCTAAGATTGCATTTGAAATCATAGCTGCTTTTTCAATCGCTTCGATGTCAGAAACTTCGAACATAGGCTTATATCTTTCTTGGGCTGCTCTCATGGACTCCATAGACATCGCAATTGAATAACCGCTTCTTGGGTCTGAACTAACTTTTTGGACGCTGGCCGGGTCTATACCCATTTGAGTCGCTAATCTCCTTTCATAGGTGACAATAGCCCCCAACATTGTGCTGGGGTCACTCATCCCTGCTTGAAACTGCCCAATCAATGGCTGGGTTGAACTATCTGGGTCTGATGTAAAGCACAGAATTGAGCTTGGGTCTGTAGATAAGCTCATTCTTTGGGTTTGCTGGTTCGTGTCCATAGTATTCAGGCCGGCTAGCTGTAAAGAGGCTACATAGCGCTGCGGGAACGAATTATCGAACATTAGATGCTTAAGGTATGTATAATATGTGCTTGCTACCATCGAGCCGGCAACTACTTCAGATAGTTCGTATGGTGAAAATAACTTCCCATCTATCGAAGCATGATAAAACACCCACGGCAGAAATGGAGCTCCTGATTTGTTTCGATATGGATAGTTTTCTCCGCTCATATCTGAGCCTAAAAAATCTTTAGTCATATCCTCTTCGAAGGTTCCGTCAGAACTAAGTTTTTTCACCATATATTTTGGATTTTTTACATCTCTCAAATCATAAATGTCGGCAGTCCAAAAAGTTTCCCCTGTTTTGTTGTTTTGCCGAAGTCGTTGCTCAAAAAGATAATTTGCTTTCATTGGGTCGCCAGCCGGAGCCGTTGCAAAAACCATGTCTGGAGTTACTGGCCGAAACAAAATCTCATTGGAATCTGAGATGTCAATTCGAATGAGCATCTCCCGCAATCCAATTGTTTTGCTTTGTACGCTGGCCATAATTTCGAAATAATGCGATTTGTCTATTTTTCCAAATGGAGCAATCAGTGGAGCCGCTTGATTTTTCAAATCTCTCCTTATGCCTATTGATGGTTTTTTGTTGTACAGTACTGACAAAGCTATGCAGCCTTGCTTGAAAACGTTTGAGGATGTATCAAGAGAGCCCCAAATCGCTCGTCTATCTAATGCAACCGTGTCGTTGATAAACTCCTCTAAATCTTCAGCCCAATTGCCTTCAAGAAGTCTTCTTCTTCGGGCTGTGGTTTCAGCTCTGTCATTTTCTGATTTGTTTGGAAAAATCGGCTTGCTTGGTATTGTCAACATTGTCATTTCCTATTGATTTTTATTTTTGAAAATTTTGGAGCGCTGTATTTGGTATCCAGTATCGGAACAACTGCATATCTAAGACTATCAATAGCATGTTTCCACTCAGAAAGTCGGTCCATAGCTCCGGATTTTTTTAATGTCCAAGAACTAAGAGAGCGAATCAAACGTTTGCATTTTGGATGAACTAAAAAACGGCCCTGGACTTGTGCCTCATGTATCAATTGACAGCCGTAATATACAGACCAGCGCGGTTTGTGTGCTGTATGAATTCGAAATGGACATGAATTTTGTGGATAATCAAGAACATGTTCCAAAGCGGAACGCAAAAGAGAATTAGACATTCGGCCACCATGTCGCCCACCACCATGTGGTCGGTCGCCGGTCCAACGATTAATCTGTAATGGGTCAAGGCCGTTTCTTCGTATCATAGCAATGATTGCTCTGGCATGCCTTCGGGCTGTTCCTTGCTCTTTTTCTCCACCACTGGCAAAATATTCATCCAAAACATAAATGGTTTTGTCATCCTCAGAGATTGCAACTAATATTGCACATTGTGCAGCTGGGGTGTGGCCATGGTCTATTCCTATCGAAAATTTGTATTCTCCAACTGGACATGGAGCGTCTGAAATGTGTTCTTCTCCGAAGTGTTCAAATATCCGGCCATCCATTGGGACCCCCACATCCCAACTTCCCTCCAGCCGGGCCCCCCTATCTATGGAAAGATAAGTATCTGCTATCCGGTCCACATCTGACTGATGCAAAAGAGGAGTAAGAGGAGTTCCATCAAAATCAATTGGTGTTGTGTTGTAAACCGAAAGAGGAGCATGGATGTCTTTGACTCTTGGGGGTTTTGTTTCGGTCAAATTTTTCAACCAAGTCAAATCTCCGCCACCAATTGGGGTCATGGTCATCAACATCCGGCCACGATTTCGAAGCAATCGAGCAGCCAGTTCTCCAAATAATGCTTGAGGACATGGTTCATCAATCCAACAAAAATCAATTGTTCCAGAGGCAGCGCCTAATGTTCCCTGATTGGCTGTTTTGAAAAACAACATAGAGCCATTTTTCAATTTGAACCATGGGTTTTTTGCTCTATAGCCACGGCCTTCTTGGTAATCTGGAGAATCTGAAGCATATTCATCGGTCCCAATCAAAGAATGTATTTTTGATTGAATGATTTTGGATTGCTCCCAACTGTGAACAATCGCCCAAACAGTAATCGGTGGTTTGATATGTGATAAATCCTTGTATGGACTAAATCCTTTCATGGTATACAAACATTCTGCAGCGCCGACATAGGTTTTTCCCAATTGGTTAGCGGCTCGAAATAGGGTTACGTGGTGGGTTGATTCCAATACCTGTTTTTGTGGTGGGCTAGGTCTGAAAAAATCAAGTGGCCGGGCTTCAGAAAGTTTTTGAAGCTCTTTTGATTTTCTTGCTGCTTGAAGTAAAGAAATCGTCATTGGGTTTTCAATCTGACAATGTTGTTACCCTCAACAAGCAATTCGTCCATGATTTGTTTTTTGAGCAATGGCGGCAACGATTGGATTGCATCCACAATTTCGATTTTCAATTGGTTTGGGGTTGCTCCATGTTGGTCTTGGGATGCTTCGATAAATGTTCTGAGCTCGTCATGAATTGAAATGTGTAATTTGTGGAGTCCTCCAAGAGTATGAATGACTTTTTGGCTACGTGCAAATTCAATATCACTTTCTATTTCGTACAATTTTCCAATTCTAAATTTGATTGGGTCCGTTGAATAGTCCATGGGATTGGCTGGAGCTTTTTTTCTTGCCTCCAATCTCCTGGATGGTTCTGCTTTTTTGTTTCGGTGGCGCTTCATCAGATAGGAAATGTTGGGAACAGAGCATCCCATTTTTTTCGCTATAGCCGTGTAAGTCATTTCTTCTTCTTCGGCCAATCTAACTATTTCTTCACGGTCTGACTTGCTTAATTTTTGTCTAGTGTCTTTATTTTTTGGCATAGGTTCCAATAGCTGCTGTGTGTTTAAAGGTTAATTTTTTGGGTTCGAGAGAAAAGATGGTGGTCATAGATAG